TATATCCTAGCATAAGAAATAATCATCTCCCTCTACATATCCATAATATTCATTATATTGTTTCTTTAAATCATCTGAGGCAAATTCCATAAATTTAAATTCAGCATATGCTTCGCCTTCATCTAAATTATTATTTGACCAGTCTTCTAGTAGTTGCTCAGATATTTCATTATTCATCACATCTACTACATGTTGTGCTAATGTATCTACAAACATTTTTCCCCTTTCGTTATGGCTTAATTATATATCAGACCACTGACATTTGTATATAGGATATTGGTGTGTTTCACACCACATTGTCCAAGCTTTGAGATTTCCAGGAAATATACTTGACTCTCGTAACAGAGATATGATACCCTCACAAGCTGTGGGAATTATAAAATCCCCCAGCCGAGACTACTGGGGGATTAAGAGAGTGGCTGCTAGGACCTCAACGAAAGGAAAAGCCTGCATTACTTAGCAACTAGACTAGTTGCACCACTCATATGAATAGGCACCCTGGGCCTAATCAAATTATAGCATATTAGACGAGCAGTCTCTCCAATGCATACTTCTCACAGAACGCCGTGAGATCCATGGTGAAGATTGCTTTATTCTGCATACCTAAAACTTTATTCTCTAAGTTGCGATGATCATCTTGCTCGTGCAATGAGAATGTTTGATCTTGCCAATTAATTACGGCAATCTTGTGCTCATTGTCACCAATTGAATTTACCTGCAGACCCCAGCCTGTTTCCATGTTCCATTGGTCGCCGATTAAATAACTGATAGCAATACGTGTTGCATATGATTCGTCATTCCAACGAGGACGGGCAGCAATAACAGCATCTGCTAATTTACCTAACATATTATTTCCAGCCCAATGTCCATATAGACAAATGGTATCTCCTGCTCCATCTACGAATACAAAGTTTGCTCTGTCTCCCATTATATTTCCGCCTTTTCTAGTTGAGGTGTTTCTTCCGTTTTGTTTAATTCTATCATTTCATAGGCCCACTTGTCTAGGCTTTCTGAATTTTTATTTTTATGATGTCCGCAAAATGCTAACTCACCAGCTGTGCCACGGGCTAACCATTTAGCCTGTGCAGAGCATGAATCACATTTAATCCACTCATTCATATCTTTTGCTCTTCAATCATATCTGATAATCTATCTAATAACCAGCCATCAATATCAGCAATATCAATTTCTCTGAGTTTCTCAATGATCTCCTCACGAGCAAATTTATACCCGTCATCAAAACCATCTTTATAATCAGACATTTTCTCTCCTAACATATGCTAATTCATTCTCAGCATAATCTTTTTCATTTAATACTGTAAGTTTGTGAGTTTGAATTAACTTACTCACCTTCTCAATATTACCTGTTCCGATCTCGAAAGTCAAGGACTTGCGGTCATGAGAATCAGGATCAAGCCCCATGACCTCCGCATCCCATGAGGCTTTATGAAAGTCAACATTACTATTTGCTTTTAATTTATAAAACATTTGCAGTCTCCTTATGCTTCTCACATCTTACATCTACCCAATTGCTATGATTACATTGAGGACAAATTAATCCATCACAGTCTTCACAGTAATTACTATCAGGATCTGCAGTCTCTGCATAATCACATTGCCAGCAAATCCAATTATATTCGCCAAGACTAGTAAAGTTACCTCTGAGGAATTCTGCTTGTCCACCCCAACCTGTTTCTTCTTCGTATTCCAAAGTAAGTAATAAAGTTGGATATTGTGCAGATAATTTAGATAGAGCCTCATCAGCAATACCCCATGGAGTTCTAAAGCGATAAACTAATACATGATTCTCACCATTAGGCTCATCATTGATTAGTTGTGTCTCTGAGTATTTTTCATCATCAGATACTGCTACATCCCATTTAACACCCCATTCACGAGTATTAAAGTTGTACCAGTTGTATGGAGTTTCTCCAACTCGTTGACCATTCTCATAACCATGTGTGCTTTGGTATTCTTCTAGTTTGTCGGCAGGCGGTGCGACGATATTCCAAAAAGAAAATACAGGATTGGAATAGGTAACTTCCTTAATCTCAAAAGCCAAATCACCAACTGCCTGTACAGAATAACTGAATGGCTTGTTCATTTGTGCTTTTAATTGCATGACTGCTTCAGGAGAGCCCTCAACAGTTAATGTATTGTCTACCCAGTTTGGCATATTATATCCTTTCGTTGATTGGGAGAATAATAGCACATGCTACCATTCCACGTCCACATCTTCCACATAGTGAGAATTTACAATTCCGTTATCTGTGTAATCAACTACAAGATAATCATTCAAGGCTTGTTGAGCATCAAAGCCTTCAGCCTCATCTGCTGGAACATCTATGTCAACTTCTACATAAACTTGACCAGTTACTCTAACCTTCTTAACTGGTGTATATCCAATTAACTCACAAAGAGCATGAAGAACTTCTTCCTTGTCATAATTAGGGTTATACCACTCAACAATGTTTTCCTCAAGATTACTAATTAAACTATCATGCTTGTTAATAGTTCTAACTAATGATTGAACTCTATCTAATTGATATTCCAACTCAGTTACCTTAATAGTCGGATAAGATACTATTCCATCCTCAATCTTCTTGTATGTAACAAGCAGATTTGAATTATATTCTGTTGACTGCATTTTTTCCTCTTTCGTTGTTGTTGGGTGTATTGTAGCATCTTCCACTGACAGTAGAATACATTCTACTCCGCAGTGCCAGATGTTTCTAAATTCATCTTTACGTGTTACTTCTATTAAAGCATCACATACTGTGCAAAGATGTGAATCTTGAAACCAGGTTTCCATTTACTTCCTTTCGTTATGGGAAGAATTGTACACCATGGAACTGACATTTACAAGGATTTCGGGAAATTAATTTAGGGTCTCATAAAAGCCAAAAAAGGCCCTTAGCTTCTGGGGGCTTTGCGATCCGTATCGGACTTGAACCGACGACCTCTACCGTGACAGGGTAGCGCTCTAACCAACTGAGCTAACGGACCTTAAGGTGAGCCCCTTTCGGGGCTCATTTTATTTATACTAGTTGCAGATTATTTTGTACAACTTTTAACAAGCGATTTTTTTCTGCGTTAATTACAGGATTAAAGCCACTTGCAGATGCCAAAAGAGTTTCGGCATTTCCTCGGCGATGCCAGTCTAAACGCTCAGTTAAAGCGTTAAACGCACCCCATGCATTACCAGCGATCATGTGATTAAATTCGCCAGTGTAGATGTCATTAATGAGATCAACTTTCGTTTCCCATTTTTTAATTGCGCCCTTAGTATCTTTTGTAGGCTTAGGGTACGCAGCCAAAATGATATCGTTAAATTGTTGAGCAGTAATTTCCTTCTCAATCATTTGCTTAGCCATGATATCAAATTTATCCATGTATGAATTCGCAAGACCTAAAGCCTCACGAGCCACACGTACACGACCTTCGGCAGATTGTGTATGACGGATTTTAAAAGATTGCTTAACGCCATCTTTCTTTTTGATATTACCCAATGCAAGATTGAGAGTATTAGCACACACAACACGAACGGGTGTTATAGATGCTTGAATAGAGATTGAGCCATCATGTGATGTATTAATAAGCAGATATGTTTTTACAACATCCGATACGCCACTAGGATCTAGAACGGTTTCACGCTCTAATGCTAATGAGCCAAATACAACACGACCGCCACGAATCGACCCAGCGGTCTCCCAACGTCCACCGCCATCAAGAATGTTATCGCCGAATGCGAACAAATCTTCATTTTGCAATGGCACATAACGCTCACCAACGATTCCTAAAACATCGGTTTGTGTTTTGTCCGTAGGATTAGTACGCACAACATATTGATAGTTTTTATCGGATGTTAATTCCGATGGGATTTGCAAATCTTGTAAACGGACATTCCATCCATTTAAATTTGCGGTTTCTAGCATTTCGCTAGTTGTTTTCTCTTCTGTAAACACGGTACCTAAACCATGCCACGCAGGTTCACGGAATGATGCAAAACTTGCAACACCATTTTGTGATTCTAGTTCATGAGCCATTTTTTATCCTTTCGTTTTAAGTAGCGTTATTCTAGCATACATGACTGACATTTGGCAATATCCTATCCGACACGCCAGGGATTTTGAAAGCTTGACTTAAACGGGAAAATGCCCCCACAGTATCTGGGGGCTTTTAATTAAGAAATTACTAACGATTTAAAATCGGTTGGAAAAAACATTGCCAGGATCTTTTTCTTTTCAACATTGTCATACACATATGCTTTGACATTGCCCTGGAATTTATTTAGATTTTTTCTAACAACTTTATTTAGCGCTTCACGATTTAAAATGTCATTAAAATGTAAAGTTAAATCATGCGCTTTGTTAGCATCATAGATTTCTACACGATACCGCATTTGTTTCCTTTTGTAGTAGGGAGAACTATTTTAACATAGGGGGCTAGATTTTGTCTAGCCCCCATTTGTTTATTATAGATATTGAGCGATTGCGTTGTAAGTAGAAGTTGAAACTAATTCCTCATCTGTCATTTTTAAGATGCGGATAGCATTTTCAATTTCATCTTTAGTAGCCTTGTAAGTCTGAACATGATAAGTTTCAAAATCACGCTCAGGTTGTTTAGGAAAGTCCTTCTCATCACACTTTATATCAAAATCAACATTAAGCATGTTGTTCCATGAACGATAGTTGGTGCGTGTATTTTCTGCTTTTGATATATTATCAAGAGCAAACTTAACAACATCTTTTTGCCACTTAGCATAAGACTTTTGATACTTTGCCTCGTTTTCATCTTGCTTCTTATAGTTAGCCTCAATTTCTGCTAACTTAGTTTCTAAAGCCTTGATTACTTTAGGTGTAGCGATTTTAACGCTAATTGCTTTCTGTCTTGCCATTTATGTTTCCTTTCGTTAGGTTGGGTTTATTATAGCGGACACCACCGACAAGCGGTGTCCGCATATTACTTAGTTTAAGACTACTGAAGTCCAGCGTTCCTTGCCATTTACATCTAGCAAGATACGAGCCACTCCACTTGGGTGATTATCAACGGCTTTGATAATTCCAGTAATACCACTTTGAGTGGTTGTGTATAGTTGTCCGATTTCCATTTTTGTTTCCTTTCGTTTATGGGTTGTTATTATAGCACCTGCCACCGACAATTAGTAATCGGTTTCAGGTAGCCACGACTCTAGGTGGTGAGCCTCTATGATTGCCGAGGCTGGTGCTTGATCTCTACCTTTCCATAGTACTGGTGCTGGTAGCTGGATCATGCGATCATAGTCCTCATCATAGTAAGCATCAATAGCATCAATACATGGTTGCACCATTGATAGCGGGACGGGTGGATAGTGATTACCTTGTAAGTGATAACCAATAGCCATTTCTAAGTCTAAGTTTTCTGCTAAGTCTATTGCTGTATTTAATCCCATTTATTCATTCTCCTCTAGTATAGTTTCGGATAAGTTTTCTATTTCGTTAATACTATCCATCATCTCTTTCATCTCGGTTTCAGATAGTAATACTTTAGTAGTTAGGTCTGCTGTTTTACTAGCAAGACTAGCAGAATAAAGATAAATTAACTTTGCGAAAGTTTTATCATCTATTTCATTTCTGCGTTCCATTAAGTCCCCTGCTAAGGCTGTAATATCATCATGAAATACTGCCTGTTGGGTTGCCCCTGCTATTGCCATCGCTGTTGCTAACATATTTTCCTTTCGTTGGTGATGGGCTGATTATACACCAGCCCACCGACATTTACTAAGCCAGTACTATAAGAGCCTCAGTTGCAAACTCATTTGCAATATCTAACTTAGCATTGATCTCATCTACTGACATTTCAGTAGGATTACCGACAAACTTTTTAATTGCTTCTCGATTCCATTTAACAAACATACCAGCAGGCAGGGCTTCTACTTTTGGATAGAATTTACCTTTAGGGTCAAGCATGGAATTAAATTTAACTCCATTAACTTCGAATGGGTAGGCCACCCAATTAGTTGTGTTTAGCATTGTATTCATTTTATTTCCTTTCGTTTAATTAGTGGAATTATAGCAGTATTAACTGACATTTTATTGCGACACACCGTCAGCTCGTAAAAATTTTCAGGGTGATTATTATCACATTCTTAACGACACGCCCGACCCCGCAGTATTTGCGGGCGAAGCCCCCTTTTGTCAAGGGGGACACGCTGATTATTTAATAACACTCTCCACATAATGGATAGTAGTATTCGCCATCATCAGTAATAAACTGAGTAGTATCTTGATTGCAAGATGAACATTTATTCATTATAAATCCCCCATTTCTGCGTCAGCCATGCGTGTATTCATATGATCTGCATCAATATCACGCCAGCCAAAGTAAGCCATTTCTGACATATCATAACATTCAGGGCAGACATAATCGTCGCCAAAGATTTCATACTCTTCAATAGTTTCGAAAGTCTGAGTAGCACCACAGATTTCGTACATTAAGCAAGCAACTGTTAGATTTTCCATTTTAGTTCACCTTTCGTTAAGTAATGGAATACTAACACATCACACTGACATTTCCAAATCGACACGCCGAAATTTTCAGGGTATTTTTATGATGTGTCTTAAATCACAAATCGCCCCCACAGCTTTTGCGGGCTTTTCCTAATCTGTCAAGTCGACACGCCGTTTATGTTTTATTTTTCTTTTATATTTTTTCTTAGAAGGAATTGCGGTTGCGGAGTTTGATCTCCGCAACTCTTGAATTCTCCTAACTTTATTTAGAAGAGTATTTTGGCACATGATAACCGCTTGCTTCGTGAAATTTAACAACATCAAAACGCTCATTATCTTTCGCAAACATTTCTGCAAAATCGTGAACAGTTTTAGAAAAAACAGCGGGATGAATTTTATCGCTAATATATTTTAGAATTTCAGCGGTTGCGATATAGTCTTTACGGGTCATCATTTTGCGGACACCAATCCAATCAAGTTAAAGTTTTTAGTATACATTTTACCATTAGGCATAGTTAAATTATATGTTGCGTTTTCTACGGCAAAGCCATGATCTTTACATCTAGCAAAAGCCTCAAACGCTTGAAGAGCATCAGAAAATTCATGAGTAAATTCTAATTTGCCATCATAGTAAGTAAATAATTTATACATTAGATCACCCACTTATCTAGAACACAATCACAACTTTCAACATCATAATTTTTTTCATCTCCCCAGAATACAAATCCTGCGCCACCGCATTCATCACATTCAACTGAGATTATTTCATTTATATTTCCCATTTAGTTTTCCTTTCGTAGTTTGTTAATAAAATTATAGCGGATACCGCTGACACCTAGTAGGTGTCAGGGTAAACATCTTCGGGATCGCCAACCCCGACAACACGGAACTCATTAGTGAACATTCCTCTATCAATCTCAATTAAATAAGAATCGATACCTCTGCCAAAAAAAGCAGAATGTTTTTCAGCAGAAACAATTTTTCCGCTGATAGTTTTGGACACATAAGTCCTTCCGACCAATAGGTCGGCATATGAGTAGATATTAGCCATATTAGTTTTCCTTTCGTTTATGGTGTAATTTTAACATAAGCCACTGACAATCAGTGGGTTGGCGCTTCCGCCATGATTAGTTTTAATAAACCAATTCGTTGCGATTTGGTTAAATTTAATTTCGCAACAGTTTCGGATTTTATTCCGCCATTATTATATTCGAACAAAAGTTCGTTATAGATTTCGCTAAATTCTTTCATTTAGTTTTCCTTTCGTTTAATGGTTTTATTCTAACATCTACCACTGACATTTTGCGTATTACTGACCAGTATTTGAGACAGTATTCGTGTGATCATAATCACACGAGTTATCCACGACACGCCCGAAGTTTTCCACAGATTTTCGGGGGTTTTCCACATCTGTGCATAAACCCTGTGGATAACGCCCACAAAAAGCTGCGGGCACATGTCGCCCTTGTCAAGGCGACACGCCATCTATTTCTTGTGAGTTTCCTCACACACGCATTTGGTATAAGCCCCAGCGTTTAACCTGCCACATTTAGGGCAGGTATAAAAGCCAGCAGGGTTAGTCATTAAGACCCCCACTCTTGAAGTCTTGATAGATAGCCCATACTAGGACTACCGCAACGCTTAGCAATCCTAATTGGACGGCTGAGGTAATTAGTCTATTCATTTATCTACGACCCTTCCATAGTTTAACGCCAATGATTAGAACGGCTGAGATAATAATTACCTTCCAATTCAATGCGATATAGAACCAATCGCTATCAACACAAAACCCATAGTCGTTTAATTCAATGTTCATTTATTACTCCGTCCAATCTAGTGTTAGTTCTTGTTCTGCTAATTCATCAAGGCTAATTACATCGTCATACATGTCGTCATCATCGTCATGTTTAGCGATAGCCTCTCTCTCGTCCCAATGGCGGTATGCGTCTGCGATATCCGCTTGGATAGTGTCCCATTTAGTCATCATATTATTAAGCCCCAATCCCGAAAATTATTCCGATAGCAGATGATACAATTATAGCCAATCCTACTAGCCAATCGTTAGTCATATTAGAAACCCCAGCAATCTGAGCAGATAACTACATCGCTCTCATCATAGAATATAGAGGACATCTCTACATCGCATACCTTACAATTTAAGGTGATTAGTGTGTCGTTCATTTCTTACCTTCTTTCGTTGTTGTTATGGTGAAACCTTATCATACCCCACCGACAAGGCGCAAGCCTTGCGGGTGTGATGTCGCTCACATTACCAGCATGATGAACATGAGCAATGGGACTGGTGTCCCTTAGTGAACGGGGTATGAGATGGACCTTGTCCCTCATAGGCGATACATGTATCGCATGTTATTTGATTATTCATATTTATATCCTTTCGTTGATATATGTTGAGCGGTTATTCGCTAGGCTCACCTTTCGGATTATTTGCTAGGCTCACGCTCTAATTCTTTATTTAATTTATACTATAATCTTATACGCAAGCACCGACATTTTTCAAGTCGCAAATCGGACATGTCGGACATTTTGAAAACTTTTTTTGGAAAATCGTGTGATATGCACCACATATGGTCGCTCTAAAGGGATAAATCGGACATTTCAAAATGGTGTATCATACAAAATAAAAATATATTAACATTTTGTGAAATCTGAAATACTAGTCGACTAGAATATATATATTATATAATAGGGGTATGCATAATGTATATTTAATTGGTGATTGTCATACAACTAGAATTTATCAACATCATGATTTTAATAGTAAAGATATTGATTTAAAAATTTGGGGCAAGGCTGGATTAAATGCTTGGGATATAGCCTTTGATATAGAAGAATTAAAAAGAAATAATACAAAGGCTTCTAATATAGAGTATGGAGACTTAGAAGATTGGCCAAGTGTATTACATTTTAATGATATAAAAGATGATGGATTAATATTAGCTTGGGCTGGGTATATAGATATAAAATATAATTTACCTAAATACAAAAATTCTGAAAAAGTAGTTATTAGCTATCTAAACTCTTTAATAAAGGCATTTCCAAATTCTAAAATTAAAATAATAGAACCACATCCTCAATTTGTAGAAGATATGATTAGAAAAGGGGAGGGACATGAAGGATTCGACTATGAAACCAGAGAAAAACAAAATAAAGAGTTTTGCGAAGCTCTTCAGAAGTATTCGTTAGAATTTGGTCTAGGTTCTACTATTACTCAACAACAAATATATGAAGCAGCTGGATTAGATAAATTTACTATACTAGATACCGTAAAAGGATTTCATCCAGATGATGTAGTAGATGGATTACATCCTAAATATAGAGTAGGCGTCTATAATATGTTTATAAATGAGATATATGGGATATTGGGTATAAGATAGTCTCTTAATTCCGCCGATGCACTTTTATTTTTATATATAAAACTTTTTGTATTGATCTGGGACTATGCCATTTATTTTTGCTCCTGGATTAACTCTTTTTACTTGTTCTTCTGTAAGCATTGATCCATCATTATTTACATATGGATTATTTACAAATTGATCAGATTTACCTTCTTCTACTTGCCAGTGTCCTTTAATCATATATTTTTCTCCACTTCTTATTTCATGAGCTGTGTGTGGATATATATGCGGTTTTAATGGTGGAAATATAATTACACTAAAAGGTTTTGGTTTTAACCAAAATGTAATAAGATCTTTATTTTTTTCATGGTCTGGTGGGTACAGGCCATTTGGACCTTCTGTAAGATTACCATTTATTACTTCTATTCTTTTATCAGCACTTGGTAAACTAAAAGATAATTCTCCGCCCTCGTAGTCATCATTTAAATACATTAATACCGAATAGCTTTTTAAATTAACAGGAACAGTGTCTATATGTGTTATGTAAACAGTTCCTGGGCAATGCTTGTCAATATGACTAAATTCATCAAATGGCTTTTGAGCATCTATATGCTTATCATTAGAGTAGTGAATTGATGCTTCAGCAAATGCTTTGCTTATAATTTCATTTACTTTAGGATGAGTTTGTTTACTAAATTCTTTTCTATAAGCTACCATTCCACTTTGATTTGCTCTTATTTCTGGATCTCGGTCTGGGTTATATATTTTACCAGTATCATATATTTTTACCCAATTTTCAGGTTTATTTAATATTGATAAAATATATTGTGCGTTTTCTTCATTAATTAAATCTGTATAGTAATAACAATTTTCATCTAATTTTTCAATATTCATATACACATTGTATCAAATATAGTATACTAATATAGATTGGTCCATAGCTCAGTTGGCAGAGCGCAGAGCTGTTAACTCTGATGTCCCAGGTTCGAGCCCTGGTGGACCAGCATATTACAAGGAGGTAGATATGGAACCCAATAAAATGACACCTAAAGGATTATTTACAATTGGTGTATTTATTATGGCTTTAGTAATTCTTTCCATTGTTATAGCATCTTGAATATTCCAATAAATAAAGTAATATGGCAAACAAATGATGAAAATTTTGAAGATTTGCCACAAAGATTTATTAATAATATTAATTTTTGGAAAAACAAAAATTTAGGTTGGGATCATAGATATTTTAATGGGGAGCAAAGAAAAAATTTTTTAATTGAAAATGGATTTTTAAAAAATAATTTATCTTTAGATCGTTATGATAATTTAAAAAAATCTTGGCAATCTAATCTTTGGCGTGTAGCTGTAGTTTGGCAATTTGGTGGATCTTATGCCGATATGGATTCTGTTCCAGCATTAGATCAATGTTTAGATAAAGCAATATTTAATGCAAATTCTTTAAAAAAACCATATACTATTATTTGTACAAGAGATAAAAATCATTTAGGAATGGGTTGCAACAATGCAAATTTTATTGCACCAAAAAATTCAGATTTTTTAAAATCTGTATTGGATAAATATTTAAAAGTATTAAATAGCGATTATGATTATTTAAATGATGCTCAAATTAAAGAAAGAATAGAAAGAATAATGCCAAATATTACTTTTGGGTTAGAATCTATATATAGAGAAGATGCTGCATTTATTTTTGATGGAGTTCTTCATGGTAGTTCATTTAAACCATAATTAAATAATTGGCCCTATCGTCTATCGGTTAGGACGCCAGATTTTCAATCTGGTAAGACGGGTTCGATTCCCGTTGGGGCTACTAGTTGACAGAAAATTTTATTTAATGTTATACTAATCACGGTTTGTGGGGGCTTACACTAGGGACTCAAATGTACCAGATGTAAATTCCTCTCTATCTTTCCAAAAAGATTTTTTAAATTTGGGGGGTAGGGGGGCTTTCCTAAAAATCTAAATACCCAGATATAACTTAAAAAAATATATAATATATAATAAAGACATGAAGTCTGAAAAGACTAGTATTTCTAAACAAAAGGCATACTTGTCTAAATATATTCAGGAATTAAAATCCAAGACTCCTTGTATGGATTGTAAAATAAGTTATCCTTATTATGTAATGGACTTCGATCACGTCAGAGGACGTAAACAAAAAAATGTAATGGAATTGATTCCAACATTATCAAAAAAGAAAATAGATGAGGAAATAGCTAAATGCGAAATAGTATGTTCAAATTGTCACAGGATCAGAACTCATCAGAGAAAATTGAAAAAAACGGGGAAGTAAGAATTTGGGACTTTGATCTTAGACCCATACCAGAGAATAATAAAATAGATTGGGAACATGTTAATAGGTCCCATGAAGCACATAAGATAGTTGTAGGTCCTAACCCTCCAGTTGTATGGTGGAGTATTTAATATGCAATTTTGTCATGTATCAGACCATATTTTTGAAAAATCAAATAATGAATTACTGTGCATAAAATGTAATATTGAGTATATACAGTATTTAAGTCAACTAAATGAAGTATGTTCCTTAAATAGGGACTTAACAAAAAAGTGATATAATTATACTATGTCAATATACGATATTCCATTAAAATCCTGGGATGGTCAAGAAGACCTATTATCTAAATACAAAGGTAAAGTAACTTTAATTATAAATGTTACTGGAGATTGCGGAAATGCTCCACAATTTTCTGTAGTTGAAACACTATACAGAAAATATAAAGATAAAGGATTTGAAGTACTAGCAATCCCTACAAATGATTATTGTGGTATAAACCTAACATATGGAGAGCATGTACATGGAACTGAAAATGCTAAAGGTGCAAAAACTTTTGCCGAAAACTTATATAATGTTACATATGGCTTTTCTGAATTAGTTAGTTCTAACCCTACTCCAGACGAAATAATTCCTGGACTGGCATCAAAGCATGGAGAAAAACCTGTGCATGAGATTTATCAAGAAATTTTTAATCAAATGGAAAAATCAGAATACTCTAGCGTTAAATATATGTTTGGAAATTTTGAAAAGTATTTAATTGATAAAGAAGGAAACTTAATTAAGTACTACTCTAATGGATCTTTATTAAATCAAAATTACGAAAATTACATGATGGGATTAACTGATAGTCCAAATGCCGATAGAGCAGATCAAAAATATATAACCATATGCTCAGACATAGAGAAAGCGTTAGCTGCATAAATACTCTATATATATTCTAGTTGACTAGGATTTAGCTATAGAAAATGAATAGTAAAGTAATTCTTTAGCTTTAGACTTTGCATCTCTATTTATCTTATTATATTTTGTAGATAATTTATTATATTCATCTACTAAAAATTCAATGTTTTTATTTGCTTGATCTACATCGGCCTTATGATTTGATCTTTCATTAACTAACTCTATAGATCCATTCATAATAATATCGCTAGTGTATTTAATACAATATTGGGCGGATTGCAGAGAATTTTTTCTCTGATACTGCAAATCGTCATTTAAGAATAAAATAACCATACCTTCAGCTAATATTAAACCTACCAGTATATATATTAATTTATTCTTCTTATTCGACATAACCCTAGTATAGTATTTATACGTGTAAGTTTCAAGTAACCCACTTTTTCTAGAATAGCCCATATTGGCCTTCTAAGGCCCTTTTGGGAGTTTTCTATGCATAGATGGTGGGTTGGGTATGGATGTCTCTCTTTCGACGCACTGCAATTTTACGCAATTGCACTTATTTAGTAGAATGGGATCATGGAAGAACAATATATTAAAGGTGATGAACCGCTTTGGGAGTATTTAAATAAAGAACCATATACCATCCGTCAAAGAATGGCTGAATACTTTCTAGTAGATGAACCTTTAGTAGTAGATCTAGGAACATATAAAGTTCCACTTAAGGTTAATGGTAAGTTAATATCTATAGATCCCCTTTATACTTTTGAAGGTGGATATAATAAGGATGTTAAAACATTTTTAAAAGAAGTAGACCCAATTAATTTTTCATTATCTTGTTTAGGATTGGCTATAGAAGGTGGACAAGAACAATGGGATGCTTTTATAGAGTTATTTAAAAGATCTAAAATAGCCGTCATAGAATACTCCAGAGATGCTCATAATCATTCTCATTTTGATAAATTAGAAGAATTATGTAATATAAAAGAAGTTTATTTTAAAGCCTATTTAGATATGCCAGATATAGAATCTGAGGGAATTAAACCATATCCTAAAAGAAAATTTTTAGTCTTTAGGTGATTTTTTCCAGAACAATAATTTTTGAATAAATTTTTCAATTTTTTCTTGTTGGATATGTTCAGGGCTTTCTTTCTTGTAATGCTCTGATTGAAAGTATGGGCTAAACATTTGTTTAGATACGTGTCTTGGGCTCATAGTTTAATTATACCTTAAATATATTATCGTTATTATAAAATAAATTATGTATTAGTAAATGTGGCAAGAATGTAGTAGTCTGTTCCACCAGCTGAGTTAATTCTATCGTTTTCTTCCATTACTAAATGACCAATATCCATCAGTAAATATTGCTGTGCACATCGGGCTTCGTGGATATCCAGATTCATAATTAAATGGAGACCATACACCATTATTCATTTGTGTTGCCAGTCCATTGTTATTATATTTTAAGTGTGCAACATTAAGATATGAATCTTCAGCACTCCCGCCGTTTCCTTGAACAAAATACATAATCTGTCCTTCTGCACCATCTGGCAGTTTCCATGTTCCGTCACTCATTACCAAAATTTGTTTTGTTAGATCAACAGTTTCAAATGGTGTCTGATTACCATCTTGGTGACTAATGAGAAGAATATCTGAGGAGTGTTTTTGAGTGTGGTTATCGGCAAAAGTTAAGTTAGTAACCTTAATATTAGGCAACTGTGCTTGTGCAATACCATTAATAAAAAATGCTCCATTATTTATGCCAATTGTTGCATTTGTTAATAAGGTTTGATCAATTACATTAATGGTATTAGGCCCTAGATAAACATCTGCCCAACGTTTTGTCAATGTACCTAGAGTTCTAGTATTTGTTGTATCTGGAACAATATTTTCTGCTACCGATTGTAAGTTTGGGGATGTTCCATTAGTTCCATTAGTTCCGTTTGTTCCAGCAGCACCTTGTGGGCCCTGAATACCTTGTGGACCCTGAATACCTTGTGGACCAATAATGTCTCCTGCATCTATCCAACCTTCTAGTGTTGAATAAACCATTAAAGATCCGTCTGATTCTAATAACCAACAATCTCCTGGGGTTCCTGCAGATGCACCTGCGCCAGCATTAAATGCTGCTAAGTTTGCGTAGTTACCTTTTAATGTAAATGATTGACCTGATGGTCCACGCTCTGGGGTAATATTAAATGGCATTATCTCTCCAAAATTAGAACAGAAACTGTTCCAGAACCAATAGCATAAAGTTTATCATAAGCACTTAAATCTGCACTAAATATTTGTCCCGCTGCAAGTTTAATTCCATATGATGATGTTGTTACAGATGATCCGCCTAAATAAACTGGATTTGTAGAATCTGTATTTTGAATTGATATTGTATTTGGCCCATCTACTTCATCAACAATTGTCAATAATGCTGGGGTTCCATTTACTGTTAAATTTCTAGTTCTTAGCATAAAATCTCCTTAGTTGCTAATTTGCAACAATTCCATTATACACCCATATAAACAATAACTAAAATAACAGAAAACCCAATCGGAGGCGGATCCAATTGGGTTCTGGCATCTAATGATGCAATGTAAGGAGCTAAAGCTCGACCTACAAAATAAGTATATAATTCTTAATTTTATAAGTCAATAGAATTAGTAAATATTACCAACCATTTTTTCCATCATAATTTTTGTTTTTTCTTCTATTATATCTGCAAATTGTGGATTAATTCTTAGCGGAGAATTCCAATCATTTAATTGTTGTTCGCTAGGATTTTCATATTTTCCAATTTGTTCTTCCCATTCAGGAGTTTTATAATTATAAAATGTTCCTGGGTTATCCTCTGCTAATAAAGCAAAGCATGAAAATGCAAATCTTGTACCACTTTTTGTTTTTCTAGTTCCATGATCATAAGGAATACATGCTCCATGTAATACAATATCTCCTGGTTCTGGCTGAACTTCAAGACAAGGCTGAGCAAGTTTTTTCTCATCAATTCTCATATCGCCAGTTTTTTCAGTACCATCTGGATTAATATTTGGATAATATAAAGCACCGCCAGTAAAGTCACCCAAATAGGCAATCATTCCATATTCAAGTTCACAACATGTAGACCATTGATCTATTTCAAGTAATAATTCACATCTTCCTTTTCCAGGACTGTCAGCATGAACAAACATACCTTCATCATGTGGTTGAGAAACCATTAAACTTCTTACTGGATGAATAACAATTTCTGGATGTATTAATTCTGACATAAATTTCCATAAAGGGAATGTGCTAGAAAAACCTGGAGTCATTTTGTCCTTATACCAGTCCCTAACACTCCAGTCATTATCTGACCCACCTCTTTCAAAGGTTGCAAGATCTTTATTAATCGATTCAATTATTTCTTTAGGAATAATATTTTTAAATATATAAATTCTATTTGCTATTTTTTTACATCTAGGATCATCGTAAAACATATATTATTTCCTCCTTTATTTTATGTTAATATTATACCACTTATGTGATACAATAACACTATGACCGAAAACATAAATGAGGCATCAGTTAACTGCTGTGAAGCATGTACTTGTGATACTCCTCATAAATCAAAACCAGAGTAATTTTTAAATTTACTTATAAATAAAGCCCCAGTCTATTGACCAGGGCCTATATTTATTGTGCACAATTTATTCTTTTATTAATTCTTTTTCTAATAGCCTTTGATAAGTGTTTGTACATACCAATTCAAAACTAGGTTTACCTTGTTCTATATAATTAGCAGACTCATCATCGGAGATACCAGCATTAGAATACATAAATTTCATATCTTCAATAAATCCATCTAGCATTAATTTAATAATTTCTTCTTTATTCATTAATTTCTCCTTCTGGTGTAAATGATGGAACTGGTCCTAATAAATATCCTTGATTATGATATTCTACCATTTTAGAAGTCTTTTCTTCTCCAGCAACTTTATTAGAAATTAAAGTTAATATATCATATATTCTATGAAGCATAATATATGTAACCATTGGAATATTTTCTTCTAAATTTTGATTTTCATCTGACATTTGCGTCTACCGCCTTTTTCATATCGTTATAAGCTTTTTCTCCTATAAACTTTTTATAAGAGCAAGAAAGACAATATAAATAAACATTGTCTTCTAAATCTAAATTAGAAAGAAGAAGACCTTGATCCATTGGACATTCCATTTTAGGAACTAGGCCTTCTTCTGATAAAGCTATATATTTAGATACATATTGTATCTGTTTCAATATTGCTCCTTAAGCTGATGGAAACTCTGTTATGAGTTGCCTTGCTTTGCCTATTGAGTTAGGCCAAGCTGACCAATTTTTACCGCCATCGGTCATATAGTACGTTATCTCTGCGTTTGTTACTGGATCAAATAATTCCTTATTTGAAACTAAATCGAATTTTTCTTTTCTCTTTATGCCTAGATCTCCAAGCATATTGATTTGGAAAATTCCGTAAGACTTATCTCCAGTTGATTTGTTATCGTTTAAAGCCATTGGTCGCCCATGTGACTCTACCGTTGCAACAGCCCAAGCTGTTTTTAATCCAGTTCCTTCAAAACCTACAGCCCACAAAAGATCTTTTAAATCTTCAGGCGAAAGCATTTCAGAACTGTCATAAGTATCATTACTGAACTTATTTATTATTTCTCTTTTTAGTTGTTTTTCGGTTTTTTGCGGTTTTACTTCTAAAGCCTGAGTTGCTGTTGGTCCAGGTTGGACGGAAAATAAGAATAATGTTATCATTCCTATTGCAGTCCAATTATGAACAACATCGCTCAAACTTTGTTTGATTCTCTCCATTGGCATTCCTCCTTTAGAGATAACGAACTATAATAATAACATTGGCAGGTAATGACTGTCAAGCCAGTCAACTAGAAGGATTTAATGAATATTTCATTTTCAACAGTAATAGCCAACTTAAAAAATAAAAATGGTTATGGCTATGCAGCAAAAAATATAGTTGAATCATTAAATAAACTAGGCCACAATGTTCCATTTCAAGATCCAAAATCACCAGTACAATTAAATTTTTCTCAACCATCACATTTTAAATTACATAAAAATCAATATCAAATTAGTTATACTCCATGGGAATCAACAGTCATACCAGAAGAGTGGAAATACTATATGAATGCATGTGATGAAATTTGGACAACATCAAATTGGTGTGCAAATATATTTGAAGATAATGGATTTAAAGATATAAAAGTATTTCCTCATGGAATTGATCCAATGTGGATACCAAATAGAAGACAAGACGACGGTGTTATTAAATTTTTACATATAGGAGAACCAGCCCCTAGAAAAGCTGGACAAATAGTAGTTGATGCATTTACAAAATTATTTGGCGGAAAAGAAGGATATTCTTTAACAATTAAAGCAGATCAAATTAATACTACTAGAATATATAATAATTATATAGATAAAAATATAATTGGATTACCTAATGAGTTATATCCAAATATTAATTTAATAACTAAAATTTTAAATGATGAAGAATTAGTGCAGTTATATCAAACACATGATGTATTAATTTATCCTAGTTATGGAGAAGGATTTGGATTTATTCCACTTCAAGCTTTAGCAACTGGTATGCCAACAATATGTACATCTGGTTGGGCACATTATGAAAATTATCTTGGTCCATTAAAATTAAAATCAGAGTTAATAGATTCGCCTTGGCCATTTCCACATGAAGGAAAAGTATTTGAACCAAACTATCAACATTTACTTGAGCTTATGAGAGATGTAGCAATAAACTTTAATGCATATTCTGGATATTATTTTGCTCAGTCAACTAAAATACATAAAGATTATAATTGGGATCAGTTGACCAAAAATGCATTTAATCATATTTTTAAAAAATTTTCATAAAGTCTTCCCTCTATAAATAACATTTGATACACTTAGATCTCATTTAAAAATTTATTTAACCGTAAGGCGGAGGAAAAGGTCTATATGTCAACATCTATTGAAAACCCATATGAAAATTTTATTGCGTTATCTCGTTATGCAAGATGGATACCAGAAGAGAATCGCAGAGAAACATGGAGTGAGACAGTAGATCGTTATTTTTCTTTTATGCTTGATCACTTATTTAAAGAGCATGCATACGAGCCATCATCAAAATTAATTGCAGAATTAAAGCAAGCAGTATTAGATCGAAATGTAATGCCATCAATGAGATCAGTAATGACCGCTGGTGCAGCACTAGAAAGAGATCATGTTGCTGGATATAATTGTTCATTCGTACCAGTAGATAATCCAAGATCATTTGATGAGACTATGTATATTCTTATGTGTGGAACTGGTGTTGGATTTTCTGTTGAATATAAATATGTTAATAAACTTCCTGCCATTCCAGAATCATTTGAAAAGTCATCAACAATAATTAGCGTTGAAGATTCTAAGCAAGGATGGGCAAAAGCATATCGTGAACTATTGGCACTCCTTTGGACGGGACAAATTCCATCAATTGATGTAAGCAAACTTCGTCCTGCAGGTGCAAGACTTAAAACAATGGGTGGTCGTTCATCTGGACCACAACCATTAATTAATCTTTTTGATTTTACAATTGCAAAATTTAAAAATGCAGCAGGTCGTCAACTTAAACCAATTGAGGCACATGACATTATGTGCAAGATTGGTGAAATTGTAGTAGTTGGTGGAGTTCGCAGATCTGCAATGATTTCTTTGTCAAACATTAATGATATTGAAATGGCTCAAGCAAAATCTGGTAATTGGTGGGAAAATAATTCACAACGTGCATTGTCTAATAACTCAGTGGCCTATTCACGTAAACCAGAAATGGAACAATTTATAGCAGAATGGAAATCTTTATATGATTCAAAATCAGGAGAACGTGGAATTTACAATGTTGCAGCAGCACAAAAACAAGCAGCTAAATATGGAAGACGGGATCCTGAAATTCATTATGGAACCAACCCATGTTCAGAGATTATTCTACGTCCTTATCAGTTTTGTAATCTTTCAGAAGTCGTATTACGTGAAAAAGATACAATTGAAGATGTTGCAAATAAAGTCCGTCTTGCCACTATTTTAGGAACATGGCAATCAACATTAACAGATTTTAAATATCTTCGTAAAATTTGGAAAGATAATACAGAAGAAGAACGTTTATTAGGAGTTTCTTTAACTGGTCAATTTGGACATAAATTCTTTTCAGGTAAAGAAGATATTAATAAATTGGAACAAGTATTAATTGAACTTCGTGAGTCTGCAAGAAAAACAAATGCAGCAGAGGCTAAAAAAATTGGTATTCAAGAATCAGCAGCAATTACATGTGTTAAGCCTTCTGGAACCGTATCTCAATTAGTTGGAGTTTCATCTGGAATGCACCCATGGCACTCTGAACACTATATTCGTACAGTTCGTGGGGATAAAAAAGATCCTATTTCTACATTCTTAAAAGAAGTAGGAATTCCAGTAGAAGATGATGTAATGAAACCAAACGATACATATGTATTTTCATTTCCAGTAAAAGCACCAGAAGGTGCTATTGTTAGAAATGATCTTACTGCAATTGATCATTTAAATACATGGTTAATTTATCAACGTGCATGGTGTGAGCATAAGCCATCAATTACAGTTTCTGTAAAAGAAGATGAGTGGATGGAAGTTGGAGCATGGGTGTACAAGCATTTTGATGAGGTATCTGGAATTTCATTCCTACCCCATTCAGATCACACATATAAGCAAGCACCTTATCAAGAAGTTTCTAAAGAAGAATATCTAGATCTTTTAGGTAAAATGCCTAAAGAAATTAGATGGGCAGATCTTTCATTTTATGAAACAGAAGATGGAACATCTGGAACTCAAACACTTGCATGTACTTCTGATGGAAATTGTGAAATTGTAGATATTTCAGCATAGTAGTATAATAGATAGTGGCGAAAGCCAAAAGGAGATAACATGAACACATATACAGCACAAATACTAGCAGCACTAGGAACTTACGGAAGAGCATTCCTAGCGGCAGCTACAGCCTTATACATGACTGGAAATACAAATCCAAAAGATTTAGTTGCAGCAGGAGTTGCAGCAGTAGCCCCAGTTATTCTAAAGGCATTAAGTCCAAGTAATCAAGAATTTGGCTTCAAGAAGTAAAATAAAGTAATACTAATTAGGATCGCTCCTATGCTAAAATGAGCATAGGAGTTTTCCTATTTTAGGAGATTTTGCAAATGGCAGTAAACAAAAATTTTGAAGTAGATCAAAATACTACTTTCACCTTTCAGGTTCAATATACCTTAGAGGATGAAGTAACGCCTATTAATTTAACTGGTGCAACAGCAAAGATGCAAGTTAGAAATACACAAGGTGGAGATAAACTAGCTTTTACTTTAACATCACCTTCTGGCGGTATTACAATTAATGGATCAACTGGTACATTAACAATTAAAATGACACCTACTCAAACTAATAAATTATTTTATCCAAAGTCTGCCTATGACATTATGGTCGTCGATTCTAATGGGAATAAAATAAAACTCCTAGAGGGTTTTATGACACTCAGTAGATCGGTAACCATATAATGTCTGAAAAAGTAATAGTAACCGAATTAAAAAATAAAGTAATTGTTTTATCTCCTGGACCTCAAGGTCCTAGAGGAAATACTATTTTAAATGGCAACGGTGCTCCAGCAAATAATCTTGGAATACAGAATGATTTTTACATAGATAATCTTACTTCAAGATTTTATGGACCAAAACTTTCTGATTCAACATGGTCTGGCGCACATTCATTCTTACTTGCATCATCCGTAGTTCCAGATCACAGACATACATATGATGGTGAAATTGATGAAACATATGTTCCATAATTTTAGGCAATTATAAATATTGGCTGATATAATTAGATGAAGTCATAATTTCGAGGTAAACATGGCAATAAACTTTCCAGAATCATTAGATCAATTATCAAATCCAAATGCAACTGATTCATTAAGTAATCCTTCACACTCTGAACAACACAGAAATGCGAATGATGCTATTGAAGCATTGCAAACAAAAGTTGGTATTGATGGATCTGAAGATGAAAACTCATTAGATTACAAAATTACAGATATTATTTCTCAATTAGGTAGTCTAGGCAACAACACAGATACTATTCAAACATTATTAGGACTTGAAGGAAATAATGATCTAACAGTAACTGGAATTGAGAACAAAACAACACTTGATTCATTTAACAAAGCACAATATAGAGTAGTCAAGTATATTCTATCTATATCAAAGGGATCAGAATATTATACATCTGAGTTGTCCGTTTTAAATGATGGAACAAATATAAACCTTTCAGAATCTAATGTAATATCAAATACCAATACTACATTAGCAACAGTCACATTTGAAGAAAATTCGGGTATAATTAACTTATGCGTAACTCCCACTAGTACTGCGGTAACCGCCAGATACTATAGGACTGCGCTTAAAGCATAAAAAAAAGCAGTACAGGGAGATATAAATGGCAACAGTAAATAAAAATTTTAGAATCAAAAATGGTTTAGTAGTTGAAGGATCAACCGCTACCGTTAATGGTCATAACGTATTATTAGAAACAACATCAGATCAATATATTTTAGATTTAGTTGGCGGAGCAAATTTAATTGATTCTGTTGCTTCTGGATTATCGATAACTGATAGTGTACTTTCTATTGACCGCACAGTTGTTGATGGTTGGTACGATGCTAATGGCGCAGCAGCGACTGCACAAAGCAACGCAGAAGATTACGCTGACGGACTTGCATCAAACTATGATGCAGCTGGCTCAGCATCAACTGCAGAATCAAACGCTAAGAGTTATGCTGATGGTTTAGCATCTAATTATGATGCAGCTGGC